TTATTTCCGTTGCATTGTGATGGAGTTCCAGAATTATATTGATGGGTCTTGCGGCGACTTAGGACGTGTTATTAATCTATCCATAATCCTTTCCTTATCGTATTGCTTAGGTGCAAGTGATGTAAATGCATAACGTATTGCGTCAAGTGCGTGATCTAGTCCACCCTCTGGTTCATTTAGTATCTTACCTAGTTTATCTGTTGCCCATAGGTAGTTTCTATATTCTTTAATGATATTATCTGAACGTTTAGTTACTGATATGCGTTGTTGTTGTACGAATTGAATACCTTGACTGATAGAACCTGCACCTTTTACAGCAGGCATCATGTTAATTCCATACAGTCTAATCTCGTCAATACTCTTAGGCTCTGCACTATCTGCAATAACCATTACTTGGTCTTGGTCTTTAATAACGTCAGCAATCTGTTTGTTACTCATTCCTTTTTGATAACATACTTCGTCTAGAATATAACCACCATTGTAGTAGTAAATGTCTACAATAGCAGTTGGGTCGTTAGTGTATCCAAAGTCTAGTCCTCTACGTTCTAGTCTTGCTTCGTGTGGTATCTCATCAATGATAGCCCAATCTTTATAAATCTTACCTTCGACTTCTCCTAGCTGTCCTTCTCCGTATACTTGCCACCAACCTTTACGATTCTTACGCTGTTCAATAGAAGCTACAATCTCTGGTGATAATGCTTCGTTGTCTTTATAAGTTAATATAACTTTTTCCCAGTCATCACGATTAGGTATCACTTCTGTGAATAACCAGAACTCATTAGTTGGGTTGTAGTCTAGATAAACAAACTCTTTAGTACGTACCTCTAACTGGTCAAAGGCATCAAGTGTACAGTTGTTTGCTTCGTTCATGAATAGTCTATCACGTCTAGCTCCACGTAATTTGTCACCATTGTCTGTAGAAAAGAATTCCATCTTACTACCAGTTTCAAACGTATAGATACTATCTGTTGCGTTCCATAGTGCATCTTTCCAATAACCATGTGCAATCATTATGTTTCTAAAGTCTCGAATTGCTCCACGTTTTAGGTGTGGTATTGATTCTGATACAACACTTGTTAATGTTGGTTTAGTATCTGACTGGCACAAGTTAATTAACCATAGCAGGATTGATATAGTTTTACTCGCTGATGTACCCCCCTGTGCTATTCGTATCTTCTTGGTCATCTGACTTATTTTCTTTAGTGATGTCGTTGCTTGATACATAGTTCATTAGTATTGGTGTTGGTAATGCTTCACCATCTTTACCTGTTTGTTCTTGTCGTTTAGAGTAATGGTCTTTACCTAGTGTTTCTCTGATAAATTCTGCTTCTCTCTGTTTTATTCTTAATAAATCAGTTATTGGTTTTCCCTCATCATCTTTTGTTTGTAGGCTTAATATTTCATCTGATGTATCTTCTGCTCGTTTTACCATTCGTTCTTTCTTTGCTGATATTACCAAATCTCTAAAACCTTGCGTATTTCTGTAATACCAAGAGTCCCAAGTACTATCGTTTATAGTATACTTTTCTTGTATCTCACGCAACATAAGACCAGATATAATATCTTTTCTGATTTGCAAGGTTAGTTTTTCGTCAATTATTCTTTCACTCATATATTTATTAGTTATTCTTAACAAAGAAGTGATTTGCTACCCAATTTATCCATGACACAAAATCATCAACCTTTTTTGTAAATTCTTCGTCAATTATTCTATACTCTCTATTAACTAAATCAAATATTAAATCTATTGTTTCTATCTTAGAATTTAAATATAATGATTCAAGTTCATCGCTGTTTAATTGTTTGTGATCAAATCCCCAGTGATGATTCTTACATAAGATATAAAAGTTCTCTGGTGCTGATTCTAGGTACTTTAAATCTGTATTTTTGGTAAGTATACTATTTGGTATAACATGACAATAATCTAGAAACCTTGTCTCACTACATATAGCACATTTCTCTTTTTGAACAGTATTTCTTATTACAGAGTTTAAGGCCTTTCTTTTATAAAAGGAATCATTGTATTGTTTTACTGCCTTAGTAACTAAAATAACCCTGCTAGAATCTTGTTTCATATTGGCATTATACCAAAAAACCTGCTGTGTAGCAAGTTAATTAGTTATAAAATCTATTAATTTCTTAATATCATCTGTTACTTCAATCTCTATTTCTAACCATTCATTTCCTTTAAGTGCATCTAGTGTTGCTATATTACCATCTTTACTTATCTGTAACCTACAATTATTTTGCATATAATTTATTAAGCATATACTGCTTGATTTGATTATGGTTCCTAATAGCGTTTGTTACCATTGATATACCATGCTTACGATAAAAGAATAAATACTCTGGTACGGTTACAACTTTATATCCTGCTTTAGTTGCTCTTAGCCAGAAATCCCAGTCTTCATATCCTAACTTCATTTCTTCATCATAACCTCCTATAGTTTCCCATATTTCTTTACGAAACAATGAGCAACAGTTAATCTGATTATTTTGCACGAAATCTTGAAAGGTTGGATTAGTTTTAAATATAGCTTTACTATTACTATCTCCAAATTCTTCTTGTCCTGTACCGATTATATCATATTCATCCTTATGTTTCAAGCATTTTTCTACAAAGTCAGGTGCTATCTTATCATCTGAATCCAGTGTTAATATCCATTCTCCTGTTGCTTCCTTGATGCCTGCGTTGCGTGCTGATGATAGACCTCCGTTTTCTTTTACAATATACTTGTCTACATAGAATTGTTTTGATATTTCATCAGTGTTGTCTGTACTTCCATCATTCACAATGATAACTTCACAAGGTACTGTTTGATTAAGTGCTGAATTAATAGCATCAGGTAACCATTGAACTTGGTTATATGCTGGGATTACAATCGAGACTATTTTTTGCATACCCATACAGTACAGAAATCTACATTAGTATCCCAAGTTTTTACATCAGAGAAATACTTTTCAAAGATTTCGGTTAGTTCTGGTAATGTGTATTCATATAAGTGATATGGATTAGTAGTTGGTACTTGTTTGTTTGGTGTGCTTCCTACGAATACCCCGTCTTCTTTTAGTGCGTGTACGATATCTTCAAGTAATGGCTCTAACTGTTCTCGTTCAATGTGTTCAATAAACTCTGTACTGACCACTGTGTCAAATAGATGATCTAGTAGTTCTTGTGGACATACCCAATCAGTACGGATTACTTTATCAATAGTCGGTAGTTCTTCTGTATACTTATCTAAACAAGTTACAGTGTTTACTTCTTCTTTTTTAGAATACTCTTTTACAAACATACCTGCACCTGCTCCAATATCTAGTACGTTTCCTGTGATATATGGCATTAGTGCATTGTAATATGCCCAATCATATCTTTGTTGATTTGGATTTTGCTTATGTGTGTACTCTGTTGATCTTTCGTGTGCCATATTATTCTTTTACTTCTTTAACTTCTTCAACAGGTTTTACTAATTCAATAGCCTGTGCTACGGCTACTGCATCTCCTAATTTAAGTAGCCCTCGTTCTTGTGCAAGGTTTGCTACTTGGATTAATATTGTTATTGCTTGTTCTTTATTCATACTCAATGTTAATTAGGTTGTTAATGTTTTGATGTGCCTGTGGGGAAAAATTCTATCCAGTCCTCCGAGCCTATAATTTTGTATATCGGAGCTATCGGCATTACTGGTCAGGCAACCTGTTGCTTCGGTGCTACCGATTTCCAGAGCAGGTGCGATTTAATCTTTGCGAAGACCGCCTTGTTTACCCCCATAGACACACCAATGTTTACATACAGTACCAGATACAGCGGGCAATGATTTGACGAGAGGGTTAGCATTTCTGCCCAAAGAACGGATTCCACCTTTAATATTCTAAGTACTTACTCGTATAGTCACATTGCATGAATCATTGGCTGGGTTGTACATACTTCCTATTTCTAGGTGGCTGCCAGTGATTCTAAATGTACTTGCGTCTACCTATTCCGCCACTGCCCTGTTCTGATGCTGTGTTTTTGTTTATAAATCTATACCCATAATTAGTGCTTGGTCTTTAAGAAAATAATCTATTGAACATTCAATATAATCATCCTGTATTTGAGTATATAAATACTTCAGTATTCTATCTCGTTCCTCTTTCTTTGCCTGTTCCCTTGTTTCTCTGATGAAGTCAAAAATTTTACTTGCTTCTTCTCTTACAACTTTTCCTCCTCTATGGTTTCCTTGTTCAACAAATAATTTATCAAATTCATATTCCCATTGTT